TTCCAGTAACCTTTACCAGGATTACCAGGAGTCTTAACGATAGTAGCACCAGGGATTGCAGTAGGCTGATTAGCCAGCAATGCACCAGGAACAGTAGTATACAAGGTAGCTTCCATGCTAACTACAGAGTATTCACTCAATGAGTAAACTCCTTCATTATCGTCTTTTTCCATAGCTGTCAAAGTAATAACAGCAGCAGAAGCCTGAGCTTGGATTCTACGATTTTTGTGTTTGTTAATCTTCTTAACAATAGCAGCTGCCAAAGCTTCAGCATCAGCAGAATCAGCATATACTTCATAAGTATGTGTGAACTGACCTGGAGCTTCATAGATATCTTTGTAAACCATTCTCAGAACATATCTATGACCAGCAACGATAGTAGCGTCAGTCAAAGTAATAACAATTTTGTCCTGAACAGGCGCTACATATTCACCAATAACTGCACTCGGCTTAGAAGCCTTCTGGATTTCATTACCGAATTTAATATTAGCTTTCTGAGCAACTGTACCATTTGGCATAGTTACATTAATCTTATTTTGAGCAACTCCTACGTAAAGAGAAGTAGCATTAACTGCATCAGCAGCAGTCTTAATGATAGCTCTATTCTGGTCGAACAAAGCAACGTCGCCTGCACTCAAAGCATCAGCAGTTGTATATGATGCTGGCAGATTTTTACCGATTAGAATATAATCTACGTGTTGTAACATTGTATTAAATTATTTTAGTTTAACGATGCGCGCTCATATCAACTTTATTCATCTTCTACTTTCCTTATTTCAGATTTCCACGTCGATGAACGCTTTTTTATTCGTCAGATTTATCTGACTATTTAGTTGAAGCCGCTTCTGACAGATATAGTCTAACTGCCGCATCAACAATTTCTTGGTGAGTTACTTCTGGTAACTCTGTATATTCTTTTACCAAATTCTTACCTAAATCTTTTGCATTTCTTAAGTAAGTAAGTATATACTTAGTAATACCATAATTTCCATCAGTAATCAATACTATTTTGTTCTCCGTATATAGGCGAACAGGTCTGGCTTGATTGTGGTGGAGGTGGTATTCTGACAAACTATTTTCTAGAATTCTGTCTACTGTTTCTATGGTAGCTTCTAATACGTCCCTGGTTCTAACTACTAACAATGGGCAAGCATTAGAATAAATATCAATAAATGTTTCTTCACCTAGTGCAAACAAATAGTTATTTGGATAGCTAGTTGACCATCTATTATCCTCTACCATAAAGTCAGATTTAGTATAGATAATCTTATCTACCAATGTACGTAATTTATCAGTTATCTCTTGATTCTGCTGAAATACTCTATACAACTATTTCACATACTCATCTTTAGCACGATTTATATATGAAAAGATAGTATCTGAATTAAGTTTAGTAGTAGTATTATACCCAGGTATTAAAGTCTACAACTATCTTTCAAACTGTATTTGAAAATCTCTCTCACGCATAATTATTCAGATAATTGGTTTAACTATAACTTTCCAGCAGTTCTTTGTGATTCTATATTCTCTAATGCCAGTATTACAGCTCTGTTTATTACTTCAGTCATTACATCATTAGGTAAATCTAGCTCTTCGTCTGGCTTAGTATAATCAAAAGGAGTAGGCTTCTTTATATAAGTAATATCAACAGCATATTTATTATCTGTAGGTCTATATAACTCATTTTCCATCAATATAGGATCAACATATATTAACAGTTGATTATCCTCTATTGCAGATACTGGGTATTCTACCCATGGAGTATTATTATATGTCTACTTAAATAATCCAGCTGTATTATGATCTACTAGTAAACAGTTAGTAGGATAATTACCATACTTCAGCATTACACTCCATATAGTAAGTCTTTCTCCGTCCTTGTGCACATTATCTAATACGAATTCATTAAATTCGCGTCTATTAGCAGTTACATTCTTATCTGTACGTACTAATGCATCTAGTTCTGATATTCTCTATTGAGAACCTTCAAATCCTACTTTAAGTACATTGTTACCACTAATCTTATTACTTATGATCTCATCCTATCCTTGGTTAAGAAATAAGTCTATTTCCTATGGTAAAAATGCGGGAGCACCACCGAAGGCAACCCCCTAAGCATTCTTATCAAGGATAACTTTAAACTAAATATGTGCAGTACGATTATTCATTATTTAGACTTAATTTCATTAAGTATTGCCATCTTAATATCATTATTCTTTTTATCTTTCAAATAAGCAACTACATCATCAAGACCATTACCAATCAAGTCTGTTCCAAAATAATAGTTAGCTCTATTCTTTCTAATAATGTTTTTAGAGATAGCTTCTTCGATTACGAAGTGAATTTCTTTATTAGGGTTTTCAACCCATTTCATCATAAAGTTCTTAGGTGAGTTTTCGATCTGTTCAGTCATCTTAGCTTCAATAAGCTCATTAGACATAGTATCAGATTTAATACCATACAGTCTCAAACACTTACGCATATCTTCAATAGACATCTTATCCATCTCTCTATATGCATCACGTTTAACTTTATTGATCTTGTTAGCTTCTTCAGCTTCACTATCCTTATTAATCATTACATAGTCACTAGACGGTTTAATATTATTAAGACCATTAGCTACTCTTTTATGACTTTTAAGGAACAAATATTGCAGTTCATCGTAAGGATTTTCTGTGTGCAAGATCAAATCTTTTTTACCAATCTGACATGCGAATGTCTTCCAATAATTACTATTTGGAGAGAGTTCTCCTTCCTGATAACCAATTTCTTTTTCTAGACGTCTTGCTTGTTCTTCAGTAAGACCTGTATAACGATTACCTGATCTTGTCCAATAAGATCCAACATAATCAAAACATGTGGGCCATTTAGTAATCCCGGTCCAAGGATTTGTTTTAATGATTCTAACGATTACTTCCATAATATCAAATATTAGATTATCTAGTTAGGTGGGGCCCGAAGGCCCCTTTATTTTGGATTCCAGAGTGTAAATTACTCTGCTTCCATGATAAGTTCACCACAAGCTCTTGGGTCTCTCAACATGATACCCATTTCGCCCAGGAAGTAAACGGTATAACCGTCCTTACCATTAGATCTCAGAGTATTGATTGATTTACCATAACCTGACGGAAGAACAGCACCACCAGTAGTCCAAGTAACGAATTCACGATCTTTACGAACTACTTTTACGATGTTAGCTTCACCATCACGTCTACCAAGATCAAGGAATGTCATACGATATGATTCCAACGGTTTCTTAGTAACCGGATGCAGTTTACGGTTGTACATCAGATCATCATACAATGGGAAGTATTTCAATGTGAGTTCAATGCCATTAGTCATCTTGAATGTTTTGAACTGACCACCAAAAGTAAGGTTATCACCAGAACCTGTTACAAATACTGTATCAATCAAGTTCATGTTAACAACTTTTTCTTTAAGGATTCTGTCGAATTCTCTCATACCCATTTCACCAGTCAAGGCAACAAACTTACGTTCGTTAGTACCAAGTACATTGTAAGACAGGTCGAACAAGAAATCTTCCAACAGTTCTGCAGTCAATTCAGTGTAATAACGTCTGTTAGATGGAGCAATCTGTTCCAGCAAACCAGCACCGATAAATACCGGACGACCGTTAGTACCTTTCAAGTTACAAGAACCATCTTTGTTTACATTATTTTTCATGTAAACCAACATTCTTTCACATCTCTTATACCATTCTCTCATGGCTTTCCATTCCTGATAATCTGCCCACAGATAAGATTTCTTACCTGTTTTCGGATCCTGCAATGCAATTGCCATTACAGTAGAATAAGCTGAACCAGTAATATCATAGTTAATACGAATTGTCGTCAGATAATTACGCATTTTAAAATGAGTACTATAGTTCAGGATATCACCTTCTTCACTGTATTCTTCTACAGCAGAAGCAAGACGAGATACTTGACAACCCGGAGTCAACAGATCTGCAGGGATATAAGATGACGGCTGACCATCAGCTACGAAACAAGTGTACACCCAAAGATTACCATCTTGGTAAGGAGCACCTGCTACACGTACTTGGTATTCTTTATCATCAAATTCCAAGATTGCAGTAGGACCGAACCAGTTATCTTCAAGCCACAATTGGATAGGAGTATTTCCCAGACCCGGTGTAGAATCTGAAGTAATAGCTGCACCATTCCATCTTGCATCTCTAATAGTTACTGCTCTGTCAGCATCAATCATTACGTTCCATTCCCAGCTCGGTTGGTCAATAGTCATTACATTACCAAGACCACCTGTCAACATATCCAGGGAAGTGTTGTAACCGCTATCCTTAGTTCCAAATACATAAGACAATACGGTAGCAACCTGATATGGGTTCTATTGCGAAGCTGCACTGATTTTGGCAGTGTCAATCAAGTCTGAAAACCATTTACCTTTGTATAAAACTAAGTTATTTAGAATATTATTATCCATAAAATACTAGTAATTTTAATTTATTTAGTTTATTATTAATTTGTACGCAACTGTTGCGCAAAAGACTTCCACATATCTGTAGTGCTAGTGTTGTCCGTTTTCTTTGTTCTCCTACTTACACCAGTCTTATTCAGACTACTCTTAAACTTATTGATAGCAGTATTAGAACCTTCATTCTTAGCTGCTTTCAGCAAAGTATCACCTTTCATAGTGAAGTAAGCGGATTCAAGCAAATTCTTTACGCTCTTAGACCAGTCTTTCTAATACTGGGTCTTACCCTCGGCGTCAGGCTTAAAGATATATTCTAACAAGGCTTTCTTGTCTTTTTCTGGTATCTTAATACCGCGAATATCATCCATGCCTTTTATTTCGTTGACAACGCTATTAAAGTATTCCTGTTGACGCTTTGCAGCAGCCTTAGCTTGGTTTTCTTGGTCTTTCAATAGCTGTTGTTTCTTTTGCTCTTTGATCTCTTTGAGGGCTTCTAAAGCATCTTCAGCCTCATCTTCAAGCAAACCAGCATCTTCATATTTGGACAATTTCTTTTCAATCTGTTTAGCATTAAATCCTTTCT